ACCCGGCATCGGGAAGCTATGATAGTAGTCTGTGCCGGGCTGCGTAATCTCTGTGCCAGATCCATAAAAGTCGTTGGTGCCCGGCATGGCGAACGACTGATAATATTTTGCATCAGGCTGATTGATCTGGTTGCTGGTATTTGTGCCGTAAAAGCGAGTTGGCGGCGCTTCTGCTGGGATGCTTGCTTCTACCGCAGGCGCGGTGCTTTGAGGCGCAGGCGTATTCGCTACCTGATCCAAAAGCTCTGGGTTCATTGCCAGCAAATCATCAATGTTTATGTTTGTGCCGCCGCCTGCGCTGCCGTCTTTACTCATATCTGCTTAACCAAAGTTGTGTGTGCTTCTTTCCAATCCATTTCTTTGAGCGCCTTGGCCCAGCCCTTGCGCCCGCTCATGCTCAGTGCTGAGCACTTAATGGACTTCGCAAACGAGATCAGGCTTGATTCCATGCCCCTAATTTCATCTAGGTCGCCAGCCGCTAGAAAAACGTGCAGCGCGCGCAGCCTTGGGTACTGGACGATCTCAGTGACCATGCAGCTTTTTTCTGCTGGCCAAAAAAACATATCGCCAAGAATAATTGCGTCCAACACGTCTTCGTATGTGTGCGTGCCACCAGATCGCTCAAGCGCCGACTCAAGCAACTCCCGGTATGGGCCTACTGTGTCTGATGCCTGCTTTTCTAACGCCTGCTCACTCATATTTGGACCGCCGATAAATTACCGTTGTTTTCGACAGCTAGCTTGTAGCGCGTGCCATTTGGACTTTGCAAGATCAGCCGATCATTGCGTAGCTCGATGTCTTGATTCTTTTTTCTGTTCATATCATCGGCCTGTTCAATCAGCAAATTGCGCTGTGACTCAACGCCCTGGTCATAAGCATTTGATGCGTTAGGTAAAATCATCGTCTACTCCCTGCTACCACTTCTAAGCGCATATTGCCCACTCGCCAGCTGGTAGGCTGGTCGCCAGTGACGCGCATTTGTACTTGCCGTCCTTGGAAGCGCACGCTGGTTGGGTTGGCCATGTCAAAAGGCCCGAAAGAGCTTTCTGCGCTGTTTGGATAAATTCTAGTTTTGAATGTCGCCGTGACATCGCCCTGGGTTTGCTCGTCTGGGATCAATGAGGTTGCGACCATCATTCTGTCGCCAACGCCGATCTGCATGGGGCCAGTTTCAGCGAATACGTCGCTGTTTTCGTCATACGAATTGCCGACTTCGTGTTCATAAACATATCCGTCCGCACTTGTGTAATTAGGAAAAACAAACGCGCCAATATCAAAGCCTGCAGTGCGGGCCACCTTGCCAATCTGCCAGTGGTTTTCGCGGTAGTTGTAGCTCACATAAGAATCGTTCTCTGTGGTGCCTGCGCTTGGGTAAAACCAAACGACCTCACTAAACTGCGAGTTAACGACTGCGAACACCTTAGATCTCTCCGTGGTGTTAAGGTGCGAGAATATGAAATCACCAACACTAGAACGCATAGACTGCACTGAGCCGTTGTAAGAATAAAAGCCATTATTTCCCATCCAGTAGGCTGTGCCATCCGCAACCGCGCAGCCATTGGCGCTTATCACACCGCAGCCTGTCCCGGCCTGTCTAAAGCCGTACACGAATGGCGGGCCTTGGTATCGCGCTGTGTGTGCATCCATGTCGGTGAGCAATAGCGTTTCGCCTCTCATTCTTACGCCAGCCATCAGGTTGCCATTAGTGGCCAAGGTGAAAGAACCAGCTTGGTTCGTTGCAGCTGGTGCCCATACATTGCTTTGCTCCTGGTCACTAAATGCTACCTTATTACCTACACCGCCAGCGCCCAATGCGAACACGAAACGCTCTTCGCTTACGACGATTGCGGTGGTGCTGGTGGGCGCGTTAGATAACAGCGCTGCAGGCGCGCCAGTAGAATTAGCCCACTGGTAAATCTTGCCATCGCTGGTAGCGCACGCAATAACGTACTCTCCAAACGTGTCTAGTGACCAGGTGGTTGCTGGCGTATAAGCGCCGCTGTCAGGTCTTGGCGTATTCCAAGTGCTGGCATTCCAAGTGAGGCCACCATAGCCGAGGTTCTGGACTGCGTTTGCGTTGCCAGTGGTGAACCCTGACGGGGTAATATCCGTTAGCGTGTTGTCTTCTCCGACAAAATATAATTTAGTGTGCGTGCCAGCAACCGTGCGTCTGTTTCGGCCATTGTCTAAGTAACTGATGATTGCCCTGCACACGCCGTTCATTGCTGCCGTGGTGCGCTTACGCCAGCCGCCAATTGGCTGCATAGCGCCTTCGTACCAGCGGACTAGATTTGCATCACTCCAAGTGTTTGCTTGCTGCAGCGCAGTACCGTTTTTAACTACGCCAGCTGGAGGGCTTACGTTAAGCAGAGGCATCTTGATACTCCCCTGTTTCAATCATCTGACAAAGCTCTTCAGCCCTTGCGCCGACTTGCTTAGACCAAAGGCTGTTGTCGAATTCCATGCCAGCCATGATGTAGTCACCGCCAGCCATGAATCCGAGCGCTTTCTCAAACTTGAGCAGCCGGGTAAGGCCCAGGTTAAAGGCGATGGAAACCATCGCGTCTTTGCGTGCATCGTTTAAATTTTTGTACCAAGAGAAATTGTTCTCAAGCTCAACCTCAACTCTATCTACGTCGTTAGACAGCAAGAAGTCAATCTCGGCATCGCAGAGGCCAATGCCGCCGTCTTCGTCCACGCATCGGCCTACGCCGATTGTGATCTTATTCGCCGTGCATCGGTACGCAAATTGCTTAACGCCTTCGTGCCTTCTTAGCATTTCAAATAGCTTGTCACTGCTCATTGGCTTTCACCCTTGTTAGAAGCGCCAAAATAAAAAGACACGACTGCGCTCACTATGCCGCCAAGGTATCCAAGCACTAGATTGACGATTGATTCGTTTGTGTCTGGCATTAGCGTCACGATGGAGACATAAGCGCCAAAGAAAATGAACGCCAGTAACGCCAGCACTTTAGGGGTCCAATCGCCAGCAAAAGACTTGCGGGCGTTCTGAGTGTCTTGCACTTCCAGCGAGAACACATCCACATCAAGCTTTTTTAACTGCACAGCGAATTCGTTGTCTGCAGCTTTTATCATTGCCAACTGCTCTGGGGAGGCGTTCTGCACCGCCTTCTGCAATGCCTTGGGTTCTGGTTCGCAACCCATAACGCTGGCGATTGCCTTCATGGCAGTACCAGCTAAAGGACCGCCCAAGGCGTGTCCCAGTGTAGGCGCAAGACTGCCGATTACATTTTTTATAAGATCAAATTTCATTTATTAATCCCACATTTATCTGTTGGTAAGCCAAGCCAGTAAGCCGCCAATGGTGGCTGGCACTAAAACAATCACAACCGCAAATATAAGTGCGTACTGAGATAGCTGCTTTCTAAATCTTTTCTTTCTAACCTCTTCTGACTTCAAGAATGCTTGGCGGTTTTTACGCGCTTCAGCCTGCTTGACCATCATGTCTTGCCACAAATCCATCCTGTTAGATGCAAGAAATACCGACTTAATGTTTTCTTTGCTCTGGCGCAAAGTCTCTTCAGCCATAACAATCTTGAGCGCGTCAGCCTCGCTCAAATTTTTGCTGTTCTTTGCGCGCTGCAGATCAAATTCGCTAGATCCAAGCTTGGCTATGTAACCACCCAGCTGTTCTATATTATTAGCTGCACCCGCAGCCATCTCCAAGGCTTTGCACGCTGCGCTTGCTGCAGCAATAGCCTCTAAAATCACCTGTTAGCCCATAGCAATAATAAGCGGAACCAACACTGAACCAAGAACCAATGCGTATAGGCCATATATCATTTGCTCTAAACGAACAAACTTAGCCGCGCCGCTGTCAAACCTGCGCTCAATGCTTTGATACCTAACGACACACTCTCGTTCGTGCGCCTCAATCGAGGCCAAAGCCTTGGCTGTTAATTCTTTCTGAGTCACTGTGAAGCAGACTCTTCGGCTTCGACCGACTTGATTGAGTTACGAATATCGGCTTCCCAGCTGGCTATGCTGCGCTCGTTTTCTATTAACTGAATCTGCAAGTTTTGCTGTGCTTCGCGCAATTGTTGTACGCGGCCAATCATTACCTGCGCATCTTGCTCAAGGTCGCTGAATGCAAACTCTTGTCCGTCTATTTCTACTGTAGGTTCGCTCATGACGCTGTATATCCATTACCTGCTGAAATAGCTGCGTTAGTTGCAGTCATATCCTCTGAACCCCAATCATCTTTAGCTACCATAAGTTCAAGGTGTTGAGTGTTACGGTCTACACAGGCTTGACGGTCTTCTGCTGACTCATCAGCCATAGAGTTCCCTGCGATAACTGCGGTGATTAAGGCTATGCTGTCACCCATTGCTGAGTAGTCCTGTGCTAGTTCTTCTGTAGTGCGAGGTTCCATTGTCTTTATCCTTCTAAGGTTGTGATGCGAGCGAGTGCTGCGTCAAGTTGTGCTGACAGTTCTTTAACGGAGTTAATTAAATACCAAGTTAAGTTTGAGGTATCAACAGTAAGAACACCTGTTTCAAGTTCTGTGACACACTCAGGCAGTATTTGCTGTACTTCTTGTGCAATTACACCTATCTGAATACCCTCACCTTTAATGCGTTGTTCAGGTGAAAGTTCAGTTATTTCAGACTCAATCCTGTGTTCAAAGTTCTTAACCTGTAGTTGGTTAAGGATGCTTAACCCTGTGTTGTTATCTACAATGTTTTTCTTTAGTCTTTCGTCTGAAGTTGTTGCCCAACTAGATGAGTTGTTAACCTGATAGATGCCACTGGTTAAATTATCAAAAAAACCTGTATTATTACCTTTACCTGTTGAACCATCATTACCTGTTGCTATTACAAGTTCGTCGCTAGTGTCTGTTGCGGCTGTTTTTGTTGCATATCCTAAGTGTATGTTGAAATTACCAGTTATAAGCCCCGCTTGCCAAGATGCCGCCTGATGCCCTACCGCAATATTATACCCACCTGTAGTACAATTCAGTAAAGAGTTCTGCCCAATAGCGGTGTTTTGAGAGCCTGTAGTACAGCCTGATAAAGAGCTATAACCCACTGCTACGTTATTATCGCCTGTGGTGTTTGCGGTTAAAGCACTTGCACCTACGGCTGTGTTGTTAGATGCAGTTGTGTTCTGCGCGAGGGCTTGATTACCAAAAGCGGTATTTGAACTACCTGTAGTGTTTATCTGTAAAGCACCATATATACCGGGACTACCTGAACCCATTGCGGTATTGTAGCTGCCCGTTGTGTTGGCGTTTAGAGCAGTTGCGCCAAATGCAGCGTTAGAAACACCCGTTGTATTGGCAACCAATGCTTCTGCACCAAACACATCAATTCTTCCTGTAGTGTTTGCGGCTCCTGCGGAATAACCCACTGCTGTGTTGAAAGCGCCTGTGGTGTTTGCCAATAAAGCATTTGTACCAACTGCTGTGTTGTTAGATGCAGTTGTGTTTGCGCCAAGAGCATTTATACCTACTGCTGTATTTTGTATTCCTGTGGTATTTGCGTCTAAACTTATTGCACCTATTGCGGTATTATTTTCACCTGTGGTGTTTGCTAATAAAGCATCTTTACCAACTGCTGTATTGAGAGCGCCTGTAGTGTTTGCGTTTAAAGAAGCATAGCCAACTGCTGTGTTGTTACTTGCGGTGCTATTATTAGCTAACGAACTCGTACCTAGTGCGGCGTTGTAACTTCCAGCAGTATTAGCCGCTAGTGCGTTATCACCCATACCTACATTTTCAGCGCCTGTAGTGTTAGCGCCTAAAGAATTATATCCAAACGCATTGTTGTATGAACCAGTTGTATTAGCGTCTAAAGCTACAGCACCCACAGCATTGTTTCTTGTGCCTGTGGTGTTTGCGCCTAAAGAAGCATAACCCACTGCTGTGTTGTTAGCCGCTGTTGTATTTGATTGTAAAGAACCAGAACCCACGCCTACGTTATTAGCACCTGTTGTATTCGCGGATAAAGCATAACCGCCTACAGATATGTTCTCACTGCCTGTAGTAGTTGCGTCACCTGCGGCAAAACCTACTGCAACATTATAATCACCCGTAGTAATCGCAGTACCTGCTTCATCGCCTACGACAACATTGTAGTTGCCACCGCTTTCAATGCTGTTACCTGCGTTGACACCTGCGCGGAAGTTAGAGGTTCCTGCTGATGGGGTAGATAACTCGCCACTCACTGTCAAGCTAGAAAGCGACCCCTCCAACCCATCTAACGTATCAACCACAGCCGCGCCAGACCCAGCGCCATCGGTGGCAATAACTTTCACAGCGCCAGCCGCTATTGCTACGTTCGCGCCAGATCCTTGGCTGAAGGTCAGCGTGTAAGATGTCGCGTTGTCAATTATCCAAACCTTTGAGATCGTGTTAGGGCCGAGGGTTACTGTGCAAGCCTGACCACCGCCTGTGCATTTTAGGTAAAGCGAGCGCGCCTCATCAGCGGTGCCATCTGCCAAGGTGATTGTGTGCGTCGATGCGTTAGGGATAGCCTCGCTACCCTGGCCCAAGGCTGATGCGATGTTGGTAATTGTGCCGTTCAGTAAGTCACCCCAAGTGCCAGCGTTAGAGCCGCTCTCTTGAAGGCGAAGGCGTAAATCGTTGGAAAATGTATCAGCCATTTCTATTCTCTATTACGCAACTTTTTGCCAATTTGTGCTGGCGCTAGGTCGCTGGGTGTAAGTTGTGCTTATGTCTGTTTGCTCTGTCCAGCTTGTGCTGGCTCCGGGTTCGCTTTGCCACTTGATCTCGCCGTTAGCCGTGACCACGCCTTGAGCGCTGATTGCTGCAGCGCCGAACCTAATTTGCCCGCCGCCTGCCGTAACGCTAGAGGCCGCGACAATAGCCGCAGCGCCAGTGAGTAGCGTTGTAGCTGTAGCGCTTGCAGAGCTTGTTGCGACAATTGATGCGCTGCCAGCGGTGACTGTGACAGCCGTAGCGCTGATTGTTGAAGAAGCTGTGATGAGCGCTTGAACATTTCTAAACCTTTGCCCTGCAGCTGTAATTGTTGATGACGCAGGT